GGTGCAGCTGACGACGGGTACACAGCGGTCCCTGAATATAGTGGGAAAGCCTTCGTACAAGGCAACGGTGGAGACTTTGCTATCGTTAATATGTCGGATAATTTAGAGTTTTATGCAGGAGGTAGAGCTTCTAACAATAAGCATATGGTCGTTACTGCATCAGGCAACGTTGGTATTGGTACTACTAGTCCTGCGACAAAACTAGATGTTGACGGAGAAATAACGGTGTCAGGTACTGCTAATCTTAACGGGAATATTATAGCTCAAGCTCTGCCACAATATGCTGATAATAATGCTGCACTACTAGCAGGTGAAGCCCCAGGCACTATATACTATACAACCGTATCTGGAGATGGAATACTTAAAGTAGTAATATAAATAAATATTATATTATATTTGCGATATGAAATTTGAATTAAAATTAACAGAAGAAGAGGTAAATTTAGTATTAACAGGGTTATCTGAATTGCCGGCAAAGTTTTCAATGGATTTATTGAGTAAAATCAAAACCACCTGCCAAGAACAAATAGAAGTAGAACAAAATGATTAATTATACTTGGAACTGTAGAACAGTAGACGCTTATCCGCAAGACGGAGATTACACAGATGTAGTGTACAATGTACATTGGATAGTAACAGGCACTTCAGACGTTATAGACCCTGAAGGAAATCCATATTCAGCTACTAGTATTGGTACACAAACACTTAGCACTGAAACTATAACTGATTTCATACCTTTTGAGCAATTGACCAACGCAGAAGTTGTTGAATGGACAAAAGACACAATGGGTATAGAGCAAGTATCTAGTATTGAATCTAGTATTGAATCTCAGATAGACGACTTAATCACTCCTACAAGTGTTACACTTACAATAGAAGACCCTGAGTAATGGAAAAGTTAACACAAGAAGAACTAGAGGCGTTACAGACCTTAGTAAATACTTATAACAACGTAAAAATTAGAATAGCGGATGCCGTTATAGCTAAGGAGGCTTTATTAAAAGAGCTAGACGTTGTAAAAGGGGAGTACGCACTAGAAGAGAAAAAACTTTCTGAAAAGTACGGAAACGATGCAGTCGTTAATATACAGACAGGAGAAATTTCTAAAAGCGAAGAAGAAAAATAACTATGGCACAGATAAGTACTTATGCATCAATTCAGACTCCAACATTAGACGATAAGTTAATTGGTACTGATGTTGAAAATGAAAATTTGACTAAAAATTTTACAGTATCAAGTATTTTATCATTGCAGAATGTTGACCTTACTAATGTATTATCTGCTACTTCTTATGCAGACCAAGAACCTAGTGGTTTAGATTCTCCATTACAAGTAACATTTGGAGCTGCTCAAAATACAGCTTCAGATGCTGTAATGTTAGATTCGGCAGGTAATATAACTTTTAATCAAACTGGCACATATTTGTTTAATGGATATGCTACAATTGAAAGACAAGGATCTTCGGGTGGGGTAGCTTCGTTATTGTTTAGAAGTCTTATTAATGGGTCTCAGGCAAGCACTATAAAAGGGTTTGATTTGGGTAATACTCAAATAATGATACCATACGAGGTAACAGTTCCGGTAAAAATAGAAACAGCAGGAACAGTATTAACTTGGGAGTTGTTAAGAGATTCTAGCGGGGTAAATTCTGGTGGTATATATAGCCACACAACGTCTAGTTCTTGGGATAATGTCCCATCAACTCATTTTGATATATATAAATTAGGATAATGAGTATTATCAGGAAGATATCTATTGGTCCTGATTACAAGTCAGGAGCTATGCACTATATAATGGGGCAGTCTGTTCTGAATAACACACACAATATACATTTAATTAAATTTAATAAAGAAAAAAAATCAATAGAGATATGGATACAGTCCGGGCAAGAGATATTTGTTTGGAAAGAGTTTAATGAATCTGTACCTATATCTATTGAATACAACATAAACTTTTAATGAAATCACCGTTTTACTTTATAGTAAAGCCATTAAAAGGAAAACGATACGACAACACAAAAGAAATAGCGGGGCTAGAGATTGTTGTTAGCACATCAGAAGAAGACCATATGTTTTCAAACAGATATGCTAAAGTCGTAGAGCTTCCGATAGGCTACAAAGGAGCAATCAAGGAGGGAGACACCTTACTTGTACATCATAACGTATTCAAGTTTTATAATGATATGAAAGGTAGGCAGAAAAGCGGAAGAAGCTTTTTTAAGGATGACCTATTTTTTGTAGATAACGAGCAGTTTTTTATGTATCATAATGGCACAGAATGGACTGCACACGACAGGTTCTGTTTTGTAGAGCCTATTAAGAAAGAAGATTCTGTTATATACAAGAACAGTATAGAAGAGCCTCTTGTCGGGATAATGAGATACCCCAACGAGCACCTATTATCTATGGGTTTAAATGCTGGGGATAGGGTTAGTTTTACCCCTGATAGCGAGTATGAGTTCACTGTTGATGATGAGAAACTTTATAGGATATATGACCATCAAATAACAATGAGCTTATGAACTTAAAAGAAACAAAAAAACAGATTATACAGGCAGGATATCGTGCTGTGGAGCAATTAATTAAGGTTGCAAAAGAGGATATAATTAAAGCAGATCCTGAAGATGACTTAGCTGCTGACAAACTAAAGAACGCAGCAGCTACAAAGAAACTAGCTATATTTGATGCTTTTGAGATATTGAATAGAATAGAGCTTGAAAGAGAAGCTTTAGAGTCTGAAGAAAAAAGTAGAAATAAGGTAGACACAAGACAAGGATTTGCAGAAAGAAGGTCAAAATAACTTATACGTTACACTAAAAGATTACGTTCCAAGCAATGTTTTAAAAAACAAAAACAAGGCAAAGAGTTGGAAGTATGGGTATGATGAAAAGTATGACCTTGTGGTTATCTCGAAGACAGGGGATATAGGTGAGATAGTATCTATACAAGGGCTTCCTATAGCATTACCATTAGCACCTAAAAAGGTATATAAAAGGAGCGGTAAAAAGCAGGAGCAGTACTGGGAGAGGGAGGAGATACCGAAAGATTTAAAGAAGATACAATCCATATTCCAATGGAACAATAAGCCTGCTGATTTTAAGGATAGGTGGGTAGACTATATTGAGTCTGAGTTTGACGCAAGAGAATATGGGCATTGGTTTATGAATAATGGTGTCCCTACCTATATTACAGGCGCACATTATATGTATCTACAATGGACATCTATTGATGTTGGGTATCCTGACTATCGTGAGGCTAATCGCATACTATATATATATTGGGAGGCTTGCAAAGCGGATAAGAGAAGCTTTGGTATGGCATACCTAAAGATTAGACGTTCAGGTTTTTCTTTTATGTCATCCTCTGAATGTGTTAACACAGGTACTCTTGCAAAGGATGCTAGGGTTGGTATATTATCTAAGACAGGTTCAGATGCCAAGAAAATGTTTACTGATAAGGTTGTGCCTATAAATAGCAGGCTACCTTTTTTCTTTAAGCCTATAATGGATGGTATGGACAAGCCGAAAACGGAATTGGCTTTTAGGATACCTGCGGCAAAAATAACTAAGAAGAATATGTACGACACAAGCGATGATGAGTTGTTTGGGTTGGACACAACAATAGATTGGAAGAACACAGATGACAACTCTTATGATGGTGAGAAACTATTACTGTTAGTACACGATGAGAGTGGGAAGTGGATAAAGCCAAATAATATTCTAAATAATTGGCGTGTAACTAAAACGTGTTTACGCCTAGGTAGTAAGATTATAGGTAAGTGTATGATGGGTTCTACATCCAATGCACTTAATAAAGGTGGTGACAATTTTAAGAAGTTGTACAATGATTCTAATGTTTTAACCCGCAACTCAAATGGTCAAACCAAAAGCGGTATGTATTCACTTTTCATTCCAATGGAATGGAATATGGAGGGCTTTATAGATAGGTTTGGGATGCCTGTGTTTAGGAAACCTGAAGCACCTGTGCTAGGGGTGGATAATGAAATGATATCTCAGGGGGCGATAGACTATTGGGAAAATGAAGTTTCATCCTTAAAGAATGATGCAGACGCTTTGAATGAGTTCTATCGTCAGTTTCCACGCACAGAGTCCCACGCATTTAGGGATGAAAGCAAACAGTCTATTTTTAATTTGACTAAAATATACCAACAGATAGATTATAATGATGCGTTAATAAAAGAGCACCACGTAACACGAGGAGGCTTTCATTGGAAAAATGGTATAAAGGACACTGAGGTTGTATTTAGCCCAGATAAGCGTGGCAGGTTCAACGTAAGCTGGACTCCTAACAAGAACTTACAGAATAGGGTTGTAGACAAAAATGGTACTAAGTACCCCGGCAATGAGCATATAGGAGCATTTGGATGTGACTCTTATGACATATCAGGTACTGTAGGTGGAGGTGGTTCTAATGGTGCATTGCACGGATTAACTATGTTCAATATGGATGAAGCTCCTAGCAATGAGTTCTTTTTAGAGTATGTAGCTAGACCACAAACGGCAGAGATATTCTTTGAGGAGGTCCTGATGGCTTGTGTATTTTATGGTATGCCAATACTTATAGAGAACAATAAGCCTAGGTTACTATATCACTTTAAGAACAGAGGGTACAGAGGGTTCTGTATGAATAGACCAGACAAGTCATATAACAAGCTATCTAAGACAGAAAGGGAGCTAGGTGGTATACCTAACAGTAGCGAGGACATAAAACAAGCACACGCAGCTGCTATAGAGTCGTATATAGAGAAGTATGTTGGGTTTGATGTAGAGGGGACGTATAGAGATTCGGATGACATAGGGTCTATGCCGTTTACTAGAACTCTTGAAGATTGGGCTAAGTTTGATATAAGTAATAGGACAAACTTTGATGCTTCTATTAGTTCAGGTTTAGCGATTATGGCTACTCAAAAGCACTTATATACGCCTCAGAAAAAGCAATCAAAAATAAAGATTAACTTTGCAAGATACAACAATAAAGGAAATACAAGCGAGATTATTAGATGAACGATGTTAAAATAAACATATCATCTACAGGATTCCCTAGTCAATTTGTATCAGATGCTGAGAAAGCTACTGATGAATTTGGGTTGCAAATTGGTCAAGCCATTCAATATGAGTGGTTCAAAAAAGATGGAAGACAATGTAGATTTTATAGCCAATGGGGTGAATTTCATAGACTAAGGTTATATGCTAGAGGGGAGCAATCTGTAGGGAAGTATAAGAATGAGTTAGCAGTAGATGGTGACTTATCGTACTTGAACTTAGACTGGACACCTGTACCCATATTGCCAAAGTTTGTTGACATTGTCGTTAACGGTATGTCTGACAGACTATTTAAGGTTAAGGCATACTCTCAAGATGCAATATCTCAATCTAAAAGAAGTAAGTTCCAGCAATTAGTTCAAGGTGAAATGCTTTCTAAGCCTATATTAGAAAACATACAAGAGCAAATGGGAATAAATCCATTTTCAGTAGACCCACAAGAACTTCCAGCATCAGACGAAGAATTAGCATTGTATATGCAGCTTAAGTATAAGCCTGCGATTGAGATAGCGGAAGAGACTGCTATTAATACAATGTTCGATGAAAACCACTACCAAGATATTCGTAAAAGAGTTGACTATGACCTAACGGTGTTAGGTATTGGTGTCGCTAAGACAGAGTTTTTGCCGGGTGCAGGGATAAAGGTTGAGTATGTAGACCCTTCAAATGTTGTTTACAGCTATACAGAAGATCCTAACTTTAAGGATTGTTTCTACTGGGGTGAGATTAAAACAGTCCCAATAATTGAGTTAAAAAAAATAGACCAAAGTCTAACAAATTCAGATTTAGAAGAGATATCTAAATATGGTCAGTCTTGGTATGATTATTATAATGTAGCTCAGTACTACGACAACGATATATTCTATAGAGACACTGCTACTCTAATGTACTTTAATTATAAGACAACTAAAAATGTTGTATATAAGAAAAAAATTAAAGAGAGTGGGGCTATATCAATGGTAGAAAAAAACGATCAATTTAACCCACCTGAAGAAATGATGGAAGAGGGGTCGTTTGAGAAAGTATCGAAGACTATTGACGTATGGTATAATGGTGTAATGGTTATGGGGACTAATATAATCCTCAAGTGGGAGATGGCTGAGAATATGGTTAGACCAAAGTCAGCTAGTCAGCACGCACTACCTAATTACGTAGCAACAGCACCAAGAATGTATAAAGGGTCTATAGAGTCTTTAGTTAGACGTATGATACCTTTTGCTGATTTGATTCAGATTACTCACTTAAAGCTACAGCAGGTTATTGCTAAGGTAGTACCTGACGGTGTCTTTATTGATGCAGATGGTTTGAGTGAGGTAGATTTAGGTACAGGGGCAGCATACAACCCAGAGGATGCATTAAGGTTATATTTCCAAACAGGTAGTGTTATTGGTAGAAGCTATACAGGAGACGGTGAGTTTAATAATGCACGAGTACCAATACAGCAGCTAACATCTAATTCAGGGGCATCTAAGGCACAGATGCTTATAGGCAACTACAATCATTACCTAAACCAAATTAGAACCGTTACAGGGCTTAATGAGGCTAGAGATGGCAGTACGCCTGACCCTAATTCTTTAGTTGGGCTACAAAAGCTTGCAGCGGCTAATTCAAATACAGCTACCAGACATATACTAGATGGGAGTTTATATATGTACAGGTCGTTAGCTGAAAGTTTATCTTATAGAGTAAGTGATGTTTTAGAGTACGCTGATTTTAAAGATGAGTTTATTAATAAGATAGGCAAGTATAATGTATCTATATTGGATGATATAAACGAGCTATACTTATATGACTTTGGTATATTCATTGAGGTATCGCCTGATGAGGAGCAGAAGTCAATGCTTGAACAGAATATTCAGATGGCGTTATCTAAGGGTGATATAAACCTTGAGGATGCAATTGATATTCGTGAGATTAGAAACATTAAGTTAGCCAATCAACTACTCAAAGTTAAGCGTAAGGCTAAGCAGGAGAGAGAAGAAAAAATGGCTACTGCGAGTCAGCAGATGCAAGCACAGCAGCAGATGCAGTCACAGCAGTTAGCTGCTCAGACTTCTATGCAAAAAATTCAGGCAGAGTCTCAAGCTAAGATGCAACTTAAGCAAGCTGAAACCGCATTTGAAATAGAGAAGATGAAAAACGAGGTAATGTTCAAAGAGCGGCTTATGGATAAAGAGTTCCAAATGAATATGCAACTTCGTGGTATGGAAGCACAACAGCTCCAAGGCAGAGAAGATAAAAGAGAAAAAGAAAAATCAAAAAGAATAAGCCAACAAAACTCGGAGCAATCAAAACTAATAAATCAAAGAAAAAATAATTTGCCACCTATGAATTTTGAATCTAACGAGGATAGTCTAGATGGATTTGACCTAGCTGAGTTTGAACCTAGATAACCAATGAATAAACCAATTCGAAAAAATAGAAAAAAACATTTACGAAACTTACCTAGAAATAGTTCAGGAAGAACTGCTACTGTAAAAATGGCTTCCTATGAAGCAGAAAGAAATGGCAAAACTAAATATTACGCAGCTCCTACTATTACATTTAAAGGCAATAGCCCTTCAAAATCACAATCTTTTAAACAAGCTTTAGATGCAGGAGAAGTTTATGAATTTAATAAAAAGAAGAAAGCAGAAAGATTTGCAGCGGGGAGTTGGAAAAAAGGAAAAGATAAAAGAGATGCTATGAAGGCATATCGTCTATCAAAGAAGTCTAAACAAAAATTGTTTAACTTTGCATAAAATATAATCAAATGGAATTAAAAGTAAAAGAAGTAGGTGTAGTAGAAGAAAAGTCTGTACAAGAAGTTGAGCAGGAGCTACTAAAAAAACACGAAGAAAGTTTAAGCGAAGAGGTAAAGGATACAGCTGTTGAAGAAACAAGCGTAGAGAATACGCCTGTTGAAGAAACAAGTGTAGAGGATACGCCTACTCCCTTAGAGCTAAATGAAGAAAACGTTCTTTCATTTATTAAGAATAAGTACGGAAGAGATATTAATTCTCTTGATGAGCTTACAGCAGCTCAGGAATCTGAAGATATGCCTGAGGATGTCGCGGCTTATTATAAGTACAAAAAAGAAACAGGGAGAGGAATTGATGACTATGTTAAATTAAGCAAAGACTTCAATGAATTAACCCCTGATGCATTGCTACGAGAATATCTTATTGCAACTGAAGAAGGTCTAGACTCCGAGGACATTGATATGTTAATGGAGGACTACTCATATGATGAGGATATAGATGATGATTCTGACATTAAGAAAATCAAAATAGCAAGAAAAAAGACTATTGCTAAAGCCAAGAAATATTTTAATGAGCAGAAGGAAAAGTACAGAGTTCCCCTTGAGTCAAGTGGGAGTTCTATTTCTGAAAGTGATTCAAAAGACCTTGAGGCGTATAAACAATATATAGAGTCATCAAAGACTTACGAAGAAGAGGTACAAAGAAAGCGGGATTGGTTTTATAAAAAAACGGATAACGTATTCGGAAGTGAGTTCAAAGGTTTTGAGTTCACGCTTGACGATAAAAAGGTAACTTATTCTCCGGGTGACGCTACTGAACTGAAGAAAGCTCAATCAGACCCACAGAACTTCATAGGGAAGTTTTTGAATGATGATGGACTTATGGAAGATGCAGTAGGTTACCACAAGGCTTTGTCTATTGCAATGAATCCTGACAAGTTTGCCAAGTTCTTTTACGAACAAGGTAAAGCAGAGGCTACTGACGATGTGATGCGTAAGACGAAAAACATTAATATGTCTGAACGCAAAACACCTGAGGTTACTTCTAAAGGCGGGATGCAAATTAAATCTCTCGGCAACGACTCGGGTAGAGGTTTAAAAATTAGAAGTAAAAAATAAGTTTAAAAATTAAAAAAGAAAAATTATGCCAGGAAGTGTTTTAACAACCCCCGGGTTCGATTTGCAGCCAAGTGCACAGCAAGTCCCACTCGCAACAAATTATATTACCAACTTTGATTTCTTGAATCAGTATCTACCTGATACTTATGAGAAAGAATTTGAGAGATATGGTAATCGTACAATCTCCTCATTCCTTAGAATGGTAGGAGCAGAAATGCCTTCTAACTCTGACCTTATCAAATGGGCTGAGCAAGGAAGACTACACACTAAATATGAGAAGGTTGGAACAGCAGCAGTAGTAAATGCAGATACTGCAATGTTCCAAGTTAATGATACAGGAGTCCCTTCGTTTTCAGCATCAAATGGCATATCTATAAGAATAGGTCAAACAGTTGTAATAACTCAAAATGATGGGTCAGGTCAAAATAAAGCAATAGTTACGGGTGTTGATTTATCTAATAACCAATTCACAGTTGCTTTTTATGAAACCAATGGACTTGTAGCTGCGGGTACAGGTAACGCTAATTCAGACGTTAGTGTATTTATTTACGGTTCTGAGTTCAAAAAAGGACAATCTGGGATGGAAGGTTCTTTAGAAGCAGATGATGACATCTTTGAAACTTCTCCAATTATCCTTAAAGATAAGTATTCAGTATCAGGTTCTGATATGGCTCAAATCGGATGGGTAGAAGTAACTACTGAAAACGGTGCTACAGGATACCTTTGGTATATGAAGTCAGAGCACGAAACTCGTTTACGTTTTGATGATTATCTAGAGACAGCAATGATTGAAGCTGTTCCTATGGCTAATGTTACCAATGCAAATTTAGCTAAAGGCACTGAAGGTATTTTCTACACAGTAGAATCCCGAGGGAATGTATGGTCAGGAGGGAATCCTTCAACATTAGCTGACTTTGATAACATTATTAGACGATTAGATAAGCAAGGTTCTATTGAAGAGAATGTTATTTTCTTGAACAGAGAGTTTGGTTTTGATATTGACGATATGTTAGCAGCTCAAAACTCTTACGGTGCAGGTGGTACGTCTTACGGACTATTTGACAACGATAAGGATATGGCTCTAAACTTAGGTTTCACAGGATTCCGTAGAGGTTATGACTTCTACAAGACTGATTGGAAATACCTAAACGACCCAACTATGCGTGGTGGCATTACAGGAAGTGAATCTGTAAACGGACTATTAGTTCCTGCGGGTTCTACTACTGTTTATGATCAAGTTCTTGGAAAGAATGCTAAGCGACCTTTCCTACACGTGCGTTACAGAGCTTCAGAGACTGAAGACAGACGTTACAAGACGTGGATTACAGGTTCAGCAGGTGGTGCAATGACATCTGATAAAGATGCTATGGAAGTACACTTCCTTTCTGAGAGAGCTGTATGTACTATGGGTGCAAACAACTTCTTCTTATTCAAAGACTAAGAAGAATTAATACTATAAGGGGTGTGAAATATCACCCCTTTTTTTTAAAATATAAATAAAATCAAATGAAAAATAAAAAAATAGCTGTAGCTAAGACCTACAGATTAACATCAGAAAGAGCTCCCTTATCGTTTATGATACCAACGAAAAGTTCTAGGAGCTACTCATTACTTTACTTCGATGAAGAAAAGAATGAAAACAGAACACTTAGATATGCTAGAAACCAAAAGTCCCCATTCGAGGATGAGCAAGATGGTAATGTAATATTAGAGCCTGTTGTATTTGAAGATGGTATGCTCCACGTACCTAAAAACAATCCTGTACTTCAAGAATTTTTACATTATCACCCTATGAATGGGAGTAGATTTGTAGAAGTTGATGAAGCTAAAGATGCAGAAGAAGAGGTTGAAATATTAAACCTTGAGGTAGAAGCACTTGTTGAAGCGAGTAAGCTATCTATTGAGCAGATTGAATCATTGTCTCGTGTATTGTTCGGTAAAGATACGTCTAAGATATCTACTGCTGAATTAAAAAGAGATATATTGATT